CGAGTAACAGCAGCTCTATTATCAACGTAAATGATATCACCGCTATATTTTTTCACCTCTGGGTTAGCAACACCTTTCACAAAACTCATTCCTAAATTATAAGTCCTACTATTTATTGAGGTAGAAAGACCAGGCGATAGAGAAGTTCCGAAATTGGTATCTATATTTAGATTACTTGTTCCGCCAAACACTGTTGTTCCAGCACCAGTTGCAGGGTCAGCATTAAATCTGAACAATTCGTAACCATATGAGGGTGCAGTTCCATCTGTTGATATTGCAAGTCTACGATCTTGCCAATATTTAAGAACACCAGTTGTGGGATTCCAATTAATTACACGACCAACAGCTGTTGATCCAATACCAATTTCTTGAGTTACCTCAGAGTCAGCTGTGAATGTTGTGGTTGTAGATCCAGCACCAATTAATTTTAATGCGTAAACAGCACTTGCCTTTGAAAGAGTTAATTTATTGTCTGATCCAAATGCAAGAGGATCTCTACAAAGTCCAACACGAGAGAACTGGTTTCCTGTGATGAAATCTGGATTTGATTCATCATTTTCCAAACGTGAATATATTAAAACACGATTTGCACCTAACTCTCTGTATATATCAGCACCATGACCATTTTGAGGAGGAACAATTACATTAAATGCAGCGTCTGTAGATCCTGATGGGTTTGTAAGACCAACATCACTTAACCCAACAGATCCAAAAGTATAATCAGATCCACCATTAGTAACTTCAACTGAGTCAATTTTACCAGCAGCGTTTACAACAACAGAACATCTACCACCACTTCCATCACCTTTAATTGGAACATTGTTATAAGTTGCAGCAGTTCCGTAACCAACACCACGATTAGTGATAGTTACAATCTTTAATTGTCCACTGGTTGCAGCATTGTTTCTTACAGCAGCTACTTCATTATTTGTTGGCCAATCTTGAGGTAAAGGTATAAAACTTGTTGAATCAAATTTGATAATACTATTTGGATCAATCGTAAAAAGATATTTCCAAATGTATCCGTCTCCAGATGCACCAGCAGATCTTGGTTCTAAATCTGTGAATAATGGTTCGTCAAGAGATGGTCTTCCAGATGTGTTTTCTGGATTAGTTCCATTCTGTAAACAGATATAAACACGGAAGTTCTGATTCATTACATAATAATTTGCATCAAACAAATTAGTGGAACTAGTTTGTGGTGATAAATTAGAACGTGAATAATCATCACGATACATCTCATAGGTTGTACCTGATGACCAAGTTATTTTTCTAATGACTCTCGCAATATCATCTGAATTCAACTTCTTCAAAGCGATCATCGTATCCCAATAATCATTCTCTTCACTAAAAGAATCTTTAGGCGCTGGTGGATTTTCACTCCAATCTGATTGAAAATCTGCTGGGTTAGGAAGACCAATCCACGCATAATAACTGTTCGTAGTTGAAGCTATCCCTGCTACAAAATTCTCAGAGTTTAATATACGCAGTTGATCAGTTATAATTGCTGACATTTTATCAAAGACTTTTTGTTTTTATTTATGTTAGTTATAGGATTCTTTTAAATCCCTAGTTCTGATAATCACAGGCCCAGTAAGAATACCTGTAACACCATCATCATTAATTGCAGTGAAAGCACTAGTGCCATCCTTAACAAAGTCATGTAAACGACCCCAAGAGAATCTACCAACAAATCCACTTCCGATACCAATTCCTTCGGTTGAACTGACACTAACAGTTACTCTTCTTAGAGTTGTGTTAATACCAACAGTTGATCCGATACCATATGCATCACCAGTTATGTTTTTAGCACTATGCACCTTGTATATATTATCTATAAAGGAAGTTCCAATTCCTACTGAAGAAGTTCCAACAGCATTTTCATATGATGTTAATCCACTTCCTACATTACTATCAAATACAGTGAAGTAATATCCAGACTGAATACCACTGACGGTCACTGCGTTTGACACAACTGATGTGTCACGAAGAACAGAATCTTTTGGTATGAATAAATCAAACTGTAAAGCTGTTCCAATTCCAGCCACAGTTGATGTACCAATTCCAACTATGTCTCCAAAATCACCATCATATTTAATACTTGAGAGTTTGTCTTGATTAGCAATCTCCCTTTCAACCATGACCACTGGTGGTTTTGTGTTTGTATATCCAGCACCAGCGTTTGTAATTGTTATCGCAGATATTGTTCCTACACCAGATACAGTCGCAACTGCTGTTGCATTTGTTGTTGTTGTTCCAATACCAGCATGAACTGTTCCAATACCAGCTGTAATTCCAATTGAGACGTGTGGTGCAAAGGTATATCCTGATCCACCATCTGATATTGAAACTGTTGATATTCCACCAGTTGCAGAAACAATCGCTGTCGCTGCAACCCCTGTTTTTACAGTTCTATCAACTATTAATACACTTTGACGAACCTCTGGAATATCATCTGTTTGATCAAATAGAGGGCCAGCTGTGTCAACAAATATCTCAGTAGATCCAGCAGATACATTTTTAATTATGTATGCAGTTGGACGAATACCAGCCTCTAATTCAGTTCTGTCTTTACCAATTCCAATATTATTAACAACAACATCCGCTGTTTGTTTTCTCCAAGTAACTGGTCTCTGAACAGTTCTATCTGTTGTGATACCAGCGTCAATATATGTATTTGTAGTTACTGTATCAGATGTAGTAATACCTGTAACTGTTCTTGGTTCTTGTTGGAATACTGCATCTAAACCAATATCAGGATATTTATTGATCGTTAACTTATCACCAGTCTTGACTGTTTCTAAAATATCAACATCAATCACATCATGATCAGACCCACGATAATAGTAAATTCTTACTTTATCATCAGCTTTTGGTGCTTCAGAGAATGTAATTTGAGATCCACCATTGAAAATGTAACTCTCAAATGGAACTTGAAGAATATCATTTAAGAATACTAGACAATTATCTTCAACACGAATTGGAGATCCTTTCGCTGCTCTCAATGTGATCGGTGTTGCACTCGCACCAATTGTTTTTGTAAGTGGGAAATTCTTTCTAGTGCCATCAAATAGATCTTCAAAACTGTTTAATTTTTCTAGTTCACCAAATGTAAATCCAGCAAAACTATCATTGAATGTGTCAAGAACAGTTAACTCAAAATCTTTAACAACTTTATTAGCATCTGTTAAAATACCAGCTTGACCACCCTCTTCTATTTTAAGAACATCATCAATTCTATAATTATATCCAAAGTTTGTAATTTGGAAACTGATTATACTTGATGCAGCACCAACACGAACTGATACAGATGCACCAATACCTGTAGAACTACCAACTAATCTCATATTTTCATAGTTAAGTGGTTTTTCAAACTCAAGGTCTGGAGGTGTTGCAGAACTAAATCCTGATCCACCACTTGTGATAGTAACAGATGTTACTAATCCAGCACTTACATTTGCCTTTCCAATAGTGACAATACCAGAACTCGTGACAGCCCTAACTAAGATATTTGTTTGAAGTCCAACACGATATCCAGATCCACTATTTCCAATTGATACAGATTCAACAGTTCCAGCAGCAGATACAATCGCAGTTCCACCAGCAGCGACTAATGGTTGATATCCAAAGTTTGTAGTTTCACCGACAGAAACAATAACACCACCTCTAGGAACTGATGATAGATTTACATCGTAATTATTTGTGACTCCAACACCTGTGAAACTTACAGATGTAATGCCAGCAGTTTCAACAATGTTATAATCATCATTTGGATTTTGAAATATCTCATTAAGAAGAATCACACCTGTGTTTGTTGCAAATCCAGTAACGTTTGCACCACCAGACTTAAGAATAAAGTTAGTTGCGATTCCAGTGAACTGATCCTCTACAGTATCAAATACAAAGTTATTTGTATAAGTTTCCTGAGAACCGCCAGGAATACCAGTATGTGTAAACACACGACCTACAAATGTAGATGTAGTTGTTAAACCAGATGGGCCCTTTTCACCTTTTGGTGCATCTGTAAAGTTGATAGTATCCTTAACAATCTGATAGTTACCTAAGAACTTAGTGACAGTATCACCAGCATCGTGATCCACAATCGCAGAATTAAGTTGACCTCTTCTCACAAGCACTCGGTTTGTAGATCCAATACCAACAGTATCAACCTTCATAAATTCATCATTAATTTTAATTATGTCACCTGAGAAGAATGAAGATATACCTGTTAATGTCACAAAATCTGTTTCTGATTCTGCATCAAATGTTAACTTAACATTGATAGGAGATTGAATTACAGGACTTTGAATATTATTATCAAGAGTCACTAAAACTTTAGAGTTAAGATTCTTTGCAGTAAATGACTGTGTAGTTCCAACACCAACAGCTGTAAGATCAAGAACTTTGGGAACAGTTTGAAGTGCCTCTGCTGCCGTTCTTGCAAGTTTAAATTTATTCTCTGCAATCTTAACTGCAAATACTGTAGATGGTAATTTAGTGGTAGCTCCAATTCCAGAAATAGTAGTCTCTGCAATTCCAACGTTCATAGTTGTTCCAGAACCAATCGGATTGTAAGTTAGTTCCTCACCAGTCTGGAAAAAATGATTATTAACTATAAATGTATTATTTGTTACATCAACAACTGCAGCATCTTCTGAATCAAATGTTTTGTGGAATATAGAGTCCCCAGCGTGTTTCATATTAAATGAGAACTTGATATCATTTTCCGTTCCAGTGTATGAACCTTCTACAGATTTCAATCTTGAGTCAGTGAATGTAACAAAACCAACACCACCTGTTCCAGTTTCATTGAAGTTATATTGCAACACCTTAGTTGTAACTGCTGTATTTGCTGGAGGTGTTAAACGAAGTTCAATATCACCACCAGTTGCTGATGAATATCCAACACCAACAGTTCCAATACCAGAGAAACTAGTGGGATTAGTGGAGAAGTTATCCATGTAACCAAACTCTGTGAAGTAAGGTGTTGTGCCATCATGAATCGCAGTTACTTGAGTAACAGCGTATTTGTCATTTGTTGTATCATGTATCTCAATCAATGCATCAAAGGCAGTATATGTGTTAGAATTAATTCCACTGATTCTTGTTGGTTGTGGAGTGCCTGTTGCTGCAATATTAGTTGTAGTTGTTAAAACTTCAGTGGTTGATACAAGTGTACTTCCAATTCCTGTTGCAGTTCCACCGATTGCCACTTGATGCACTCTCATTGTGACACCAACACCAGTTACAGGTGTAAAGTAAACACTTGTGATTCCAGACCTTACATCTGCACCAAATGTTCCAAGTCCCACACTTGGAGAATCGGTGGGTGAAAGGTTATCATTTGTCATCTGTGCATAATCTAATAGATATACTTCTTCACTATCATTTAAAACTACCAACTCATTTATTTGAGTTCTTTGATCACCATCCAATTCTTGTGTCTGTACAAGTAACTTAGATGTTGTGATTGCAGTTGATCCGAATCCTACAACTTGAACAGGTGATGGATCTGTAGATCCAATACCAGATGAATTAGAAATAATATCATATCCTGTTCCTACTGATAATGTACTAATACCTGTAGAATCAGTATTTTTAAATGTTTCTATGGCAAATAATCTTAGAGCATAGTTGTTAAATTTGGATTTTGCTGGAACAAATCTTAAATTACCATTGACTCCTGTTACTGCAAAATCAAAATCACCAAGATCAATTGCAGTTTCAACACGACCAAACTTCATCATATAACCAGTAGAACCATCATGAAGTAAATTGACCTGAATTATTTGTTTTTCACCTGAAAATCTAGTATCAAAAAGTAAGACGTAGAACTTAAGACCATCTATATCATTGATGTTAAAATCAAATACATCAGAAAAAGCAGTCGCACGAGGTAAGTCATTAAACTGAGAACTTACACTATCAATTGATATTGCTCTATTTGTTCTTGATTCAATGTAATCAGTTAAAATTCTATTACCAAAATTAATTTCATCTGATGCAAAAAATCCAGCAATATTTTTAGAGTTTTCCGAAACTAAATCAAAATCATATGAATTATGAAGTGATTCATTTTCACTGATTAAATCAGCAACCACAACAACAGGAGATGATGATACTCCAACGGAAGCGTCTTTACGATTTTTATCATCTGTGGAGGCAGTTGATACAATACTTACATCTGCAAAGTTTCTAAATCCAACTGTATGTCCCAAACTGTTTACTGGATCTTTCCATGTATCATAATCAACCGTGCTTCCTAATGAATAAGAGAATGTTTGGTAGTAATCATTATCTGCTAATTTTTGCAATTCGGTATTTAATTTTCCTGTCTCTTTACGGAAACCACTTCTAAACTCAGAGTTAGAATCAATATTAAATACAGAATCAAATTTAGTTGTTTGTTCTATCAACGCAATTGATTTAGAAGAAGCTCCATTAATTGATTCTCCAACGTTAAAAGTATCATTAGAAAGAACTTTTAGATATTTGTTATTTTCATTCCAAGCGACAACTACACCAACTTTGTCACCAGTGCTAACAGTTTCACCAACACTAAATTGATTAGTATCAACAGATATATTAAATGCGGCAATATTTTCAAATGGTATCGCTTGTCCTGATGATGAAGGGCCACTAAAGATGCCTGGACTTGTAACAGATGAATCTAAATTATAAGAAACCGTCGCATTTCCTCCGCCTGGGTTTGTATTTACACCAGTAATTACAAAAGGTTCATAATTATAATCTGCTGAGTTAAATCCACTTCCAGTAGAACCAATACCTATGTTCTCAACATATAATTTTTTACCAAGAGTAAATGGATATGTTGTTGAATCATACGCACCTTCAAGAGTCAAAGTAACTAAATTAGTGCCACTTGTAAAGTTTAGATCCTTAACTTTAATTCCATTATTATTGTTTGTAGCAATGATTCTTGGATTTGTATCGTATAAATCATTTGTATTTCTTAGAAGTCTAACCTCAGATACAGATGTTCCCTGTACATCAACAGCTGTAATAACTTCATCTTTAACTAAACCAGTTACACGATCTATGACAACAATGTTTGGTGGTTCAAGATAGTTTTTACCACCAGAACTAATTCCAATACTTGATATCTTAGATAATCTATCTAATCTTAATATCTGTGGTAATGAAACAGATGGTTGTATTGTTTTATCCGCTGAATAATCAAATCCTAAATTTTTAATTGTATATCTTCTTAACTTACCAGTTTCATCACTGTTTAATCTAACTACAGCACCGACTCCATTTGTAGATCCAATTGAAGTGACAACTGGGATAGTTTGATAATTTCTACCTTTTGATATAATTCTAATTTTGTTAATTGATCCAGATGCAGTTGTAGATGATGTATTATATTTTAAAATGGTCGCTTCATTTTTTGTATATCCATCTTTTTCTGGTTGAGATGGTAGAACAAATGAGAATGTAGTGCTTCCAATTCCTGTGACCACATAACTTCCATTATACACACTATCAGATATTTTAAGACCCGAATAATTAATTACATCGGTATCGATAATTGGATTTCTTTTAAATGGAGCATTAATATTTAAATTAACAGGAGTTAATTTGTAATATAAATCTGTTGGTGAATTATCAGTGACAGAAAGATCTACTCTTGCAGTTGTGGTTACACCAACTGTCCCAACACCTACAACTTGGAAACCACTATCTTTTTTATTATTAAAATATGGATTTGTAAAGTTAACATCTCTGAATAATTCAAAATCAAATACTTGTGTTCTCTTTCCAGATATAACTTGAGTGAGAGATGAGTCTGATACAGCAAATCCAACTTTGTATCCACGAGTAAGAGAAAGTGGTGGATTGATTAAAGCGATTGTATGACCAGATCCTGTAGATGTGAGTGAAATACAATCAGGTATTAATTTTTTAGATTTAAAAGAGGACTCAGATAATTTAATTGTGTTCTTATCTATTCTTACAACAAAATATGTAAAGTTTGAGAATAATGGATTTGCTGGACTAGAGGATTTGTAAAGTATTTTATCTCCTGTTTTATATCCGTGATTTGGAATAGTAATTTGATCTGTTTCTATATCAACGGCAGAACCACTAAAATTCAAAGGATTTATAAATGTTCTTCTTGTTGTGTCATCAAATTCAACTTGAAAAGATGTTGTGATGCCTGGAGTTAGAGATATAGATACACGATCTGCTGCAGCTAAGTTATGTGGATCTTTACAGACAACAGTTCCAACTACTTTTTCAACAAAACCTGTAATTTCAGTTTTTGTAGGTTTAAAACTATGAACTTGACCACTTCCAAAATCATCAAAGAATAAACGATATGCTGTTGAACCGATACCAGTAATTCCCCCAGTAGATCCAATTCCTAAAGCATTAGTTGATATTCCTAATAAATCTTTACTCTCTCTAATTGCAAACACTGGAGAGTTATTAGTTAATCTAAAATTAGGCACTGCATTAATGCCATTAGAAACTAAAAGTGAAGTTCCTTCATCACTTGAGTATATGAGTTTATCTCCAGTTTCAAATCCATGATCTTGTAAGAATATATTTTGTGTAGGGATGAATATCTCAGTTGATCCACCACCAACAACACGATATGAGTATTTGACTGTTGATCCGATTCCAACTCCAGTAGCTGTTCCTATCGCAACGCTCTCAGTTGGATTAAAATAATAAGGAACGTTAACTCTAGTTTGAATGTCAGTATTAATACCTAATTTAAATGTGATCGCACGATTTAAAGCTGTAATAAGAGATGTACTTGTGTGTGCAGTGCCAAGAACACCATCCTGTTCTCTTTTAACTCTTAATTTAGCATTTACATTATCTACATTTAATACAGTCATTCTTTCTGTATTAATTCCAATAATATCGTTTGGTGCGATAGCATCTGGTGTTAAATTACCAGTGACAGATATACTCGTGACGATTCCAGTCGCAGCAGTGGTTCCAATGCCTGTGTTTAATAATAAGAATGATGTATTGAATCCAATACTGTGTTTACCATCTAATCTTCTTAAAGAGTCTGTAGAAAGTCCAGAGACGGTGATAACATCACCCACTACTAAATCATGTGGTTGTGATGATAATCCTATGACATTACCATTTGAATTATTATATGTGAATACAATATTTTCAATTTTTACAATGGTAGATGCAATGGATACTATCTCTTTTCCTTCAACAATTGATACCTCAGCTGAGAATCCATTTCCTTTTCCTAGATTTTGTATTCTAAGATCATCTTTAACTTGATATCCCGATCCAGCACTCAATAATTCATATTTGTTTATTCTACCAGGCGATGCATAGTTAACATCAATTTCTTGATCAACTAACTTTCTACTATCATGTATTCCTTCATAATTTGCACCAGAGCTATCAAGTTTATATGGATTTGTATTTCTACGAACATTTAAAGTATTAATATCAATGTCTTGATTATTAGTTTCAATAAAGTTCCATTCATCTGGTTTTGCTGCATAATTATCACCAATTAGATATGGAAAAACTGGAGAACGGAAGTTTTTAAATGTTCCACTTGTTTCGTTTTCATTTGGATTAATTGTTGCAAAGTAAGCAAAAGTTCCGTTTGGATAATCTGGAGTAATGCAATATCTTCCGTTATTTTCGTCTAGATCACCATTTCCAAGATACTCATAGTCTTCAATAAAGAAACCAAGTGGGAAAGAAGATATTGGAGGGCCATTCTCTCTTGTTGTTTTAAGTGAATATCCAGATGTCATAATTCTTACAACACCACCATCTTTACGATCATATCCATAAGGGCCATAAATTGGGTTGCCATCATAAGCCCAACCAATAATCGGTGAATGATTTAAAGATACTTGTTCTGCGTTGTTTAAAAGATTTAAGTCATTTGAAGTATAATCAATCGTACCATCACTATTTTTTGATTTCAATATTTTTCTAAGACCTCTTGGCACATAGAATGATGTAAATTTAATTCCTTCATCATTATTACCTCTTGTCAAGAAACCATCATCTCCATAAAATATATCCTCATATCTCTTAACATTATTAACAGACCAAGAATTAATTTTTGTTAAAAATGCAGCACCAGTGCCAGGAATTATTTCCTCAACACCAACAGTAGCTGTAGAGTATCCAACACCACCATTATCAACAGATACTTGATCAACACTTCCATTATTGATTGATGCTATTATTTTCGCACCAACACCATCGCCTAATATTTTTAAATCAGGAGCTGACGTGTACTCACCACCAGAACGAGTTACAATTACAGATTGTATTCTTCCATTTGCAACAATTGCCTTATACTCAGATGATGATCCAGATGATACACGAACTTGTGGAGGAATACTAAAATTAAAAGTAGAATCATTTCCATATCCTATTCCAGGCTTTTCAACATTGATTGAGGTAATTGAACCTCTTACAATTGGATTTATTCTTGCATGATAGTTCTCAGGTTCCGCTGTATTGATTCCAATTGTTCCTTTTACATTCACAACGATTGGAGGATAGTTAAATACATGTTCTCCAGATCCAACTGATGTCATTCCAACAAATTGTTTTGTCAAATAGTTTGCATTGGATAAAGTAGTTCCTATGCCAGCAGCTGCAAGTCTAAAACGATTATCACTTACTTTTAAAACATAGTAATCTTGATCTGTGTCAAGTCCACCAATCTTAACTCCATCATTTGAATAACGAATAATTTCTCCATTTTTAAATCCATGATTAGCATATTCAATAAAATCGGAGTATGTGTTGATTCCAGATGTAGGTATTAATCTTCTTTTATTTTCATATCCTTCGCCAGGATTATCAATAATAACTTGTCCTAAAACTAATTTTTTTCTTAAACTTTGAAATCTCTGTGATCCGTCTGCAAAACCAGTGAGATTAAGTAAGTTAGATTTTGTTATCGCATCATTCTCATTGTTTGCGAGTTTGATGGTTGTCTGGTTGACTTTTGATACAAAGTAAATTGATTCATCAACAAGTCTTTGATCAGGTGTTTGTTGAATTTGATCTGTTGTAATACCAGCACTTGCGATACCAATCGCACCAGTGTTGAATGTTTTATAAATTACCGCCTCTCCATCACGGAACTTATGGAATGTTCCAAAACCAATTGTATCATTTGCAATGTTAATCGCATTACCTGTAGATGATGCATCAAAGTCAACAAAGTGGTCAACTTGTTTTAGTCTTGCTCTTGCAATTGCGTTTTGACCATTACCACCACTAATTTCCACAATTGGTGGTGCAACATAGTCAAAGCCTGAATCTATGACATCAATTCTTTCAAATTGACCTTTTACGTTTGCAGTTGCACTTACACCAGCACCAGTTAAACTTTCAACACTCACTGTTGGTGGAGTAATTACGTCAAATTGAGATCCACCCTCTAACACATCAATGGATTCAATACCACCAAAAAATATAACATCACCTGACTTATAGTTTGATATCTCTGTACCATTTACAAACATGCCAGTGGTGCCTGGCGCTGTCTCACGCCTCGTTCCGTCAAAGACTGGACTTAAAGGAAATCTCTTTAATAATTTCTGATGGTCAAGTTTTTTATTTGCTAGATCAGGAACAGATATTTTAAAAGTACCATCTCCTGTTGCATCCACAAAATCACCATTTACAAGATCTGGTAATGAGTTTGCAAGGCGAATATTATTAGAATCAACACGACTTACATAATAATTTTTACCATCTATTAATTGACCTAGATATCCACTGACTGCATTAAAAGTTACAACTTCTCCAGAATAAAATCCATGATCAGCTGCACCCTCTGTCACCTGTATTAATTGTATAAGATCGCCACCAGTAGCACCAGTCCATGTTATAGAACGATCTGGTGCAACTATAGGTTCATTACCTAAACTTGGTAATGATGGTGATGCAATGTAAGAATCATCATTACTATGTTCATATGCATTTTGAACATCAGTTGTATATTTGTTAATATTGGTATGAAGAGAACTGTTTCCTTTCTTTAATCTTCTTCTTATAGATGCAATGTTAAACTCACCGATGCCAGGCAAATCACCTAAAATAAATGTTGAACTACTAATAACACTTAAAACACGACCAACTCCTAACAATATATTTTGACCATCCAAAACTTCAATTGCATCTTCTTCCAATAATCCATGATCGGAAAGAGTTGTAATACTAAAACTACTACTTGACTGTCTTACAATAGTCTTTGGGGTAAATTTTACAGAGGTGTTATAAACATATGATCCAAAATTAAAATCTTCTGAACTTTTATTAATACCAAATGTTCCAACTTTAATTTTATCACCTTTATTAAAATAAAAAGTTGTATCAGGAATTGGGAAGTCCTTTAAAACACCAGTAATTAAAACTTCTATTTTCTTTGTGTTATTTGCAAAAGAGTATCCATACGCAACATTATTATATCTAATGTCATCACCAACACTTAAAACATCAACTGCTGTGGGTAGTCCTACAAATTGGTTTGCAGTTTTACTTGTATAAGTCACAACTCCAGCAGTGCTCGCTGTTGGTAATGATAAAGAACCACTTGTAGGGAATCCAACTGTAGTATCAACAGTCATTACAGTTGCACCAATTGATACAGGATCAGTAACACGAGTTCTGCCTGGAACTATAAAATTACCATCAATTGAATCTTGAGATACACTAACTTGATAATAATGTTCTCCACCATATAAAAAGTCTTTTACATCTGATATCGCACCAGAGGCGCCACGAATATTCTCATCATCCTCATCAGCGTCTTGAAAAAGTGTAGATCCTTTTAAATTTCTTGGATCACCTGTAATTGATTTAACAACAAAATCTTGTGCAAAACCATAATCAGCATCAGATGGTTTGATTAAAAAATCAGATGGTTTAATAATATTAACTTCTTGACCGTATAAAGCTCTGAATAGTATTTTATATGATTCTTCTGTTCCTTTTGTACGATAAAAATCTTTTACTTGACGAATAAATTTAACTTGATCAAGATCGCTGCTTAATTTACGACTTTCAAATCCACTTGCATAAGTTGTTTTTAATTTATTGAAAAATTCACGAATGAAGAGATTTGATAAATTATAAACTTTTGATCCACCAGTGTGAGAAACTCCAACACTTGTATTAAATGAAAGTAGATCAGGTCTTGTGGGTTGATCCATATTATCAACACCACTAAATCCACGAACACATCCAGTGAATGATGTAGTTCCAATGCCAGTGTAAGTAATGATCTCATCATCAATTTTCAGTAATCCATACTTATTTGGATAACCTTTTGTTGAATCTACAAAAATTGTAGAGGAATATGATTCAGTATTTGTGGATAATCCTGTATATTCAGTGAGTGCGGCGCCAACATAAGTTTGTAATTTAGTATATCTGTCAAGATTCTCAGCAATGTTTATTGATCCGCCTTGATATTCTTGAGAGGTATAATACTGTTTCATAAAATCCACAAAAAGTGGACTTTCTGACTGCACAAACTCAGGTAACTGATTTTCAATTACCTGATTGATTTCAACTCTTTGTATTGAGGTATCTATCATTAATATCCGCCACCATAGCTAGATCCACCGCCACCAGAAGAAGTGGAGGGAGAAGAACTTGTAGTTGTTGTTGAACTCGTGGATGTATATGTACTACTACTTGATGTAGTTGTTCCAGTTGAGGTAGCTGTTGATGATAAAAGAGCACTACCAGTGGAAACAGGAGAATTTGATTTTCTTGTGTAAGTTGGAGTATAATAACTATGAGTATGAACAAATCTTGATCCAGAGGTGTTTTCTCCTGATGCAATTAAATCTGGAATCATATTAATTGTCGTATTTGTCATATCAAATTTGACATACAAGTCACGAAGACCAACAATGTCATTTGAATGTGGAATTGCTTGAATTTCAACCACGTTATTTGCAATTACTGTTGAAAGTATATTTACAGTATCTATAAGTATTTCACCATGCATATAATCAACAGTTCCAGCATTTTTCTTGACTATATTTGGAACTCCACCTTCTGTATATGTAAAGAAGAATATACGTCCCTTTTCACGATTTATAACCTCATCGGATAGGTAAACTGTACCTGTGACACCTTCAATTGTAAATCCAGTTGAAACTATATTGTAAGAAGTTTCTTGAGTGTGGAACATATTACCATAACAAACTTCATATTGTGCAAATTGACCCAAAACTGCTTTTAAATTACGTCTAATTGTTACCAAAGTGATGTTTGATGTGATTGATGAATCAATACTATCAATTAATGATACAGCCTTACTATATTTAAATCTACCACCAAACTTATTCACATCAATTGAACGTGAGTATTGAGTTAAAGCATTTGAAATACCAGTTTTGAGATTATCTGGATCATCATTTAAACTTGGATTATAATATGGATTAGCTTGTAACTCAACGTACAAATATTTCAAATCAATAAACTCTGGCACGATTCCAGCAACTGCGTAATTTTTTAATCTTGAAATTAATTCTCTTTTTGTCTCATCAGATAAAAAATCACCATTTCGAGGTTTAACTGAAATAAAAACTTTTCCAAAACGAGGTGGACTCATTTCTTCACCACCAAAAGCGGTTACAGACTCAACATTTGGGTAAATATAACCTAAAACCGCTTCATAATCAGATGCCGTGACCGCCCGATACTGAGAAGAGTAAATACGAGGTGCATAATACTTAATTGAAGATATAGATTCGATTTCATCACCATCTCTTGATTTTTCATCAGTTGAAACAAGAGATATCAACCCTGCATCTATCGTAGCACCATCTTGATTTGTAATATTTCCTACAAAACTGAATTCAGAAGCTCCATTTCCGTCACGACCATCAGTTACAATATATGTAACTTCAATAAAGTTATCGTTTGATAATTTTTTACCAATTACATTGTCACCAAAAATTAATTCATATCTTTCATCTTCAATTTCTTGTAAAAGATAAGATGAAGAGGTCGAGGTGACTCCTACGATGTTTTCAATCTGTTTGTATGTAACAACTGCTGATGAACTTGCAGATGGACTAACCTTAACCTTGATTGTTGATGTATCAATGGAGGAATTATCTAAAATGTAACGTTGATTGAATAATGAAGTATCAACTGTAAAATTTTGACTAATATAACTTCCTTCATATATCTCAACATTATTAAATTCAGCAACTCCATTTACAACAGGAACTGTAATGTCCTCTGGAATTGAAAATATGTAGTTTGTATTGTTTCCAGCACCATTACAAATCAATCCAGAGTTGATTGTAAGTGTTGATGTCTCTATTAATCCATCAACAGTAAAAGATATTCTTGCTCTTGCGGATCTACGAGATCTTGGAACATAACCAATGTTTCTGGCTAACGCAACAACGTTTTCTCGTAATGTAGAGGAATCAAGAAAACATTCATTCGCTGCCATATTTGTATTATATGCAGTAATGTATGTATTGTATGCCAATGCATCAATAATGATTGAAAGGTTTGACCCTTCAAAATCATAATCGGTAAAATTAGTATTCGCCCTCAGATAATCTCTGATGGACGTTTTTATTTCATCAAAATCTAAATTTACATATTGACCGAAAGCCATTATACTCTAGCTGGGAAAAGGAGAACGTCAACAGTTTGTGTTGGAGCTGGAATTCCAGTAATATCATATTGAACTGTACAATTTAATTCATTTGAATCAGGTTGAACAGTTGTATTTACAACTATGTTACTAATTCTTGGTTCAAAACGATTTAAAGATGAGGTAATTTCATCAGAAATACGAATTTCATTCAAACTTGTACTTAATTCAAACAATGAGTCATTCATAACTGACCCAAAAGTCGGGTCAAAGGGTTTTTCACCAAGTATTGTGAAAATTATGTTTCTTACAGACCTTTTAATAGCGTCTTCATCACGAATTACAACTACATCATTCGTCACAGGATGACGTTTGAAGGATAAGTTGATATCTTTAAATGCCCTAGA